GGCCGAAGCCGGGCCGGTGATCGACACCAAGGCAATCCGCAGCGCATGCGGCACGTGTCACGCGTGAGGCATTGACCGGACGTTGACCATATGGCTGCAAGCAAGGACCTCACCGACGCGGTGAAAACCTTCATCGTCACGCGGCTCGCGTGCTGGGACACGCCGTCGGCCGTCGCCAAGGCGGTCAAGGAGGAGTTCGACCACGACATCAGCCGCCAGGCGGTCGAGGCCTACGACCCGACCAAGGTGCAGGGCAAGGCGCTGTCGGAGAAGTGGCGCTCGGTGTTCGAAGAGGCGCGCAGGCTCTACCTCGCCACCACATCCGACATCGCCATCGCGCAGCAGACGTTCCGGCTTCGCGCGCTGGAGCGCCGGCTGGCGCACCTCGAGCTGCACCAGCCATCCAACACGCTGGCGATCCTGTCGGTGCTGGAGCAGGCCGCCAAGGAGATGGGCGGCGCCTACACCAACAACCGCAACCTGAAGCACGACGTGAGCGACCCGCTCCGCGAAATGTTCAAGGCGATCAGCGGCACGGCGTTCCGCCCGACCGATGGCTGACCACAAAGCGGCGGACTATGACGCCGCCACGCTCAAAGATTTGCTGCGCGATCCGGGCTGGAGGCTTCGCAACCTCTACTGGATCACGGACAAGGACGGCAAAGAGCTGCTGTTCGATCCGTGGCCCGAGCAGGACAAGTTCCTGCAGGCGTTGTGGTGGCGCAACCTCATCCTGAAGGCGCGACAACGCGGCTTCTCGACCCTGATCCAGATCGTGATGCTGGACACCTGCCTGTTCAACGGCAACACGCAGGCCGCGGTGATCGCCCAGGACCGGGAAGCGTCCGACACGATCTTTCGGACCAAGATCAAATTCGCCTACGAGCGGTTGCCGCCGGCGGTGTTGGCGATGAACCCGCTGACCAAGGATTCGGAAACCGAGCTTCACCTTCAGAACGGCTCATCGCTGAAGGTCGCGACGTCGGTTCGCTCGGGCACGCTGCAATGGCTGCACGTCTCCGAGTTCGGCAAAATCTGCGCGAAGTATCCCGACAAGGCGCAGGAGATCGTGTCCGGCTCCCTGCCGGCGGCGCAGAGGGGCATCACGTGCATCGAGTCGACGGCGGAGGGCCAGGAGGGTCCCTTCCACGACATGACGCAGCGCGCGAGAGCGCTGCTCGAACAGGGCAAGCCGCTCACCCGGCTCGACTACCGCTTCCACTTCGCGTCGTGGTGGGACGCCGACGAATACGAGATTGATCCGGCCAACGTCGGAATCACCTCGCTCGACAACGCCTACTTCTTCCGGCTCGAAGCCGCGATCGGCCGAGAGATTTCAGCGCGCAAGCGCGCCTGGTACGTCACCACGCGGGACGGTGAGTTCTCCGGTGACCGCGAGACCATGTTTCGCGAGTATCCCTCGACGCCGGACGAGGCGTTCCAACAGTCCACCGAGGGCTGCTACCTCGCCGACCAGCTCGCGCTGGCCCGCCGGCAGGGCCGCATCACCGCGCTGCCCCACGATCCGAGCCGGCCGGTCAACACGTTCTGGGATCTCCACCACGGCGGCAACGACGCGGTGTCGATCTGGTTTCATCAGCGCGTGGGGCGGATGGACCATTGGATCAGGTTCCTCGAAGGCTCGGGCGAAGCCTACGGCTTCTACTTCAGGCAGATGCAGGAGTTCGGCTACACCTGGGGCAAGCACTACCTGCCGCACGACGGCGACCGCCGCTTTCCGGGCGCCGAGGCGAACAAGACGATCCGCGGCATCCTCGAAGGGCTCGGGCTTCGCAACGTTGAAGTTCTGCCGCGCGTCGGTGATCTCACCGCGGGCATTCAGCAGCTCCGCGACGACTTCGTGACCTACGTGTTCGACGAGACGCTGTGCGCCGGCGGGATCAAGCATCTCGGGCTCTACAAGAAGGAATGGAACGACCGGCTCGGCTGCTGGCGCGACACTCCGCGCGAGGACGGCCACCAGCACGCGGCCGACGCGATCCGGCAGAAGGCGCAGGGCTACAGCGCGCCGATGGACGACGGCGACAGCAAGCGCAAGCGCCGCAACCGCTCGGCAATGGCGGTTTGAGGAGAACATTGATGCCTGCACTCACGGTCCTGGGGCCGAAACGCCCCGCGCTCGATCTCACGCGCTCGCACTTCCGCCAGGTCCACGGCGACATCACCGTGTACGGCTCGTGGTGGCTCGCCAACGAAGACGGCCCGCGGCCCTGCCTCGTGCTGATCCCGACGCACCGGCAGTCGTGGCAGAAGGCCACGCCCTGCGTCGTGCTGCTCGAACAGGCCTGGCGCTGGTCGGAGGAGATCGGCGACGGCGCCTATGCGGCGGCGATGTCCATCCAGTTCGCGCATTGGCTCGGCCTCGACGTGAACAACGCCTCGAACGTGTTCCGTGTGCGCTCGCTGATCGTCGGCCATCTGGGGGACCTGCTCGCGATGCCGCCGATGCCCGACGGCATGCGGCAGGACGTGGTGATCGGCGAGGCCAAGGTGACCAGCCGCGAGGGCGGTGAAGTGGTCAGGCATCACGAGGTCATCGAGCGTGTTTGATCTGAACGATCCCTCCTCGACACGGGCGCGGTGCAAGGAATCGCCGATCCCGAAGTCGCCTGAAGGCGAGGACGAGGGGCAGCAGCCCGAGCACAAGCTCGACAGCGCGGAATCGATAGAGACGTTCCATCGGCTGCTGGACTGCTACGTGCGCGAACTCGACCGGCAGGAAGACAACCGCCGCGAGATGGCGATCGACGAGGATTTCTACGACAACATCCAGTACGACGAGACCGACGCTCGCGAACTGGAGGATCGCGGCCAGAAGCCGCTGGTCTACAACGTCATCTCGACCACGGTGAACTGGGTGCTCGGCACCGAGAAGCGCGGTCGCTCCGATTTTCGCGTGCTGCCGCGGCGCAAGGAGGACGGCAAGACCGCCGAGCGCAAGTCGCAAATCCTCAAATATCTGTCCGACTGCAACCGTACGCCGTTCCACCGCTCCCGCGCCTTCGCCGACAGCGTGAAGGTGGGCCTGGGCTGGCTCGAGGACTGCTACGACGACGACGAGGGCAACGAGCCGCTAACATCGCGCTACGAGAGCTGGCGCAACATGCTGTTTGATTCGGCGGGGCAGGAACTCGACCTCACCGACTCCCGCTACGTGTTCCGATCCAAGTGGGTGGACCTCGACATCGGAACGGCGATCTTCAGGAATCGCGCTCATTTACTGGAAAGCTCCGCGCGCAAGCTCGAAGTCATGGCGCCCTCGGGCATGTTCGGCGACGATCCGATGGACCATGCCGAACTGGAGCTCGATCGCATCGGCTCGACCGCCAGGCTGCCGAACCGCTTCACCCGCGATCGCGTCCGTATCATCGAGGGCTGGTTCCGCCGGCCCGAGCCGGTCGACCGCATCCAGGGCGGCATGTTCAACGGCGAGTTGTTCGACCCGCACTCGCGCGGCCACCACGCGGAGGTGAACGCGGGCAACGCCCGGCTGGTCAATCGGCAGACCATGCGGATGAACGTCGCGCTGTTCACCACCGAGGGGCTGCTGTGGCTCGGCCCATCGCCCTACCGCCACAACCGCTTTCCCTTCACGCCAATCTGGGGCAACCGCCGCGGCCGGGATGGCATGCCCTACGGCCTGATCCGCGGCCTGCGCGGCATGCAGGAGGACATCAACAAGCGCGCCTCCAAGGCGCTCTACATCCTGTCGTCGAGCAAGACCATCGTCGAGTCAAACGCAGTCGAAGATCACGATGAGACGGCGGAAGAGATTTCCCGGCCGGACGCATACGTCGTCGTCAAGTCGGGCATGATCGAGAAGATCAAGACCAACCTCGGCCAGGAGCTTGCCTCCGCGCATCTCGACCTGATGGCCCGCTCGATCGCCATGATCCAGCAGCAGTCGGGCGTGACCGACGAGAACCTCGGCCGCAAGACCAACGCGACCGCAGGCATCGCCATCGAGCGCCGCCAGACGCAGGGCGCGATGGCGACGACGCACTACTTCGACAACCTGCGCTTCGCCTATCAGGTGCAGGGCGAGAAGCAGCTTTCCAACGTCGAGCAGTTCATGGCGGAGGAGAAGCAGTTCCGCATCACCAACATGCGCGGCCAGCCCGACTATGTGTCCGTCAACGACGGCCTGCCCGAGAACGACATTGCGCGCTGCAAGGCCGATTACGTCATCAGCGAGGCCGATTGGCGCGCCTCGATGCGCGAGGCCGCCGCGGCCGAACTGATGGACCTGCTGATCAAGCTCGCGCCTGCGCAGCCGCAGGTGGTGATGGTGATGCTGGACCTCCTGGTCGAGAGCATGGACATCGCCAGCCGCGAGGAGATCGTGCGCCGCATCCGCGAACTGAGCGGCATGCGGGATCCGGACGCCGAGGAGCCCACCCCCGAGGAGCAGGCGCG